CCAGTAACATTACCGCATGGGCATAGGCTTGACCCTGTAACATAGCAATCCGTTCCGGACTGCCAGGTGTACCCATCGGAACCTTTAAAAGTTCTTCGGCGACTTGTTGCCGTTTCAGTTCTGACCATTTCTCCAAAGCCTTAAACTCTGGATACTCATATAAAAGTGCGAGGGCTTCTTTCACCTTTGGCGAGATGCCTGCCATAAGCTTATAGGTTTCCTTTCATATAATGCAACCCTCCCATTATACCCCTGTTCGAACCGGCTTGCTTAAGTTCGTGGCTGTGATTCCAGCGGCTTGGGCTTGCGGTTGGTTAGCGGTTTGTGGCGTAAGCCCGACTGCCGGAAGATTAGGAAGTTGCCCGATTTGGCCTGGAGGAGTAGCTTTTTGGGAACCGCCTGGAGGCGAAGAAGCTCCGGGCTGCTGCATGGCCGGATTGCCCGGCGGCCCGGACTGGTTACCGCCTAGACCATTGGCGCTCAAAGCCTGCTGGGCTGAGTTAGTAGCCGGGTTGGCTTCGTGTTCACCCATAATATGGTTGGCGAAGATCTGCTTAATCTCCGGGTGGGTCTGTAGTAGGTCATCAAACTCTTTACTTTGGGTGAACATGATATGCACGAGAGTGTGTTCTTCAGTAGCCCCCGGCGTCGGCCCAAGCGGTTGGCCAGCGGCCATCACTCTGTTCTCAGTTTCGGCTGCTAACATGGCCGAGCCGGGGTCTTGATTAAAGCCAGCCAGCCAATCTTTAGAATGCTCGTCATTGACTTCCAATACTCTAGCCATCGACTTTCCGATGTCCAATAAACTAGCGGTCTGCGGGTTACCAATAAACAAAGAATACAGTTCGGTAACTTTAGTCTGCTGCACAGCCCTGCTGACCGGTTGGAACTGGGTAGCGTCCACCGAAACATCGAAGTTACCCTCCATATACTTAGCCATTTTCTTATCCAGCTCCAGAGAAGAAGCGCCTTGGATATCTTCCATCGACAAAGTAGGTGTGCCATTAACGTCTTTAATCTGGAACTTCTTACCTTGGAGGGTAATCTGCTTCAGAACTGGTTGCTGCTTCTCTTCCCGGTCTTCATAAATAGTGTCCATCCGGCCTTTAGGGTAGAAGAATTGGATATTAGACCACTTCAAGCGACCGACCCGGATAATCGTCTCCATTTCGTCCAGCTGGGCAATCATCACGATTCGCTTCAGGTAGTTCTCTTGTTTCAAAGCGGCAGCGGTGGCTGTGGTAGAAGCTTCGGTTTCCTTTTCTAGATCTATACCAATCGCCCGGCCAATATCCTGGATCATAATCGCATCAGTTTTAAAGTAGCTTGCCGGAACATCACCGTATTCCAGGGGTAAAATAGCTTGGTTCAATGGTTGGCCGTTGGTGTCTATGGAAATCAAACCACCGGGACGAGTTACTAGGTCTTCTTCGTCAATATCGTACATATTGTTATGGATGAACATCTTGTTTATCTGCATATGTTGACGATCCATGTTCATATTTCTAATCGAGTTTCGTTCCTCGGCCAGCATGTGGATAATCCTCGGAATGCCCATACCCCAGAACCGGCCGGGGACACGGTAGTAGTAGCGGACAGCGCAGGACAGTTCTTTGTGTTTCGTTAGTAGCGGGCCGTAGTGGATGACTACGTTATTAGCTACGACCCAGTAAGCATCTAATGCCCGGTTTTCGTAATGCAGTACCTCGACGTCATTGCCGGTAATGTCTTTGGGTAGTTTAAAGAATGAACGGGTAGTTGTCTCACCACCCCTAGTCACGAACTCCTGGTTTATAAAGTTCTTCTTCGCCCCGTAGATCCGCTGGAAGTCCCGGATGTTTAGAATCTCTCGCCAGACCCAGTCATCAGCGTAGTCTATGGTGCGGGCCTTCTCGTCAAAGTAAGCAAACTCGTTGGGAATCCATTCCGTCATAGCGTCATCAAAGTCAGTTATCTGTCGCTTCTTAAAAGTAAGATTCCCGTCTTCATCAACGTCATCGACATCGTTCACCCACCGTTTATCCACTCGGTAATACTCCCGTAGTACAGCTGTACCCCGAATCGCCGCTCCCAACCCCGACATATACCAATGGTAATCAAAATTAGTATTATTCATACTGAAGTTCATTACCGAGTTACAAAACTCTTGGACGGGTTCGTCAGACGAGTTCGTACCTGTCAGGGTTGGCCTACTTTTCCTGGCAATCGTTTCCTGCATGTGGGACTGGATAGCGGCGAAAGCGTCAGGTAATTTTAGGTGACTTCTCGTTTCGTCAGGGTCAGCTATATTTTGTGTAGCGTAGGTGTAGGAAAACTGATTCCCAGTACTTCCCTGAGTGGTCATGGAGACTAGGGCTTCGTCAGACAGCCACAGCTGGTATTCCTTGTCAGCCATCTCCCATTCCCGTTCAGCCTCAGAACGCCAGTCATTGTCCCGCATCTGGTAATAACGGTAATAAGTTTGCCTACGGACTTCCCGCTCTTGTTTATTAGTCGGGTGGTAACCAGTGTGTTCCGTCGGGACGGGATAGTTGGTGTCTACTTTAATTGTACTGGGGTCAGTATAGTCCGTGTTATTCGCTTTAGGTATGGAGGCCATAAGATAAAGTCAACCACAACCTGTAGGTAAATAAAACTATCTCTACACGCCAGTAACCCTGCTCCGAGGTTTATAACTTGTCCGGCGGGGGCTGCGGGGATCGTCCGGATAACTGTCTTTACGCTGGCGGGCTTTTAAATTGGGTGGGGAGAGAAAATCTAAAGTAGTAGAAGCAGCGTCTACGACGTCATCATGCTTGCCGAACGGGAACTTTAAAAGCTCGTACTCATACTCGGCAAGCTGGGGGCATTCACTAACATGGAAGATGTGCCCAAACTCATAATAGGGAGCCAGGGCTTTGATCCGCTCCTCCTTATTAGTGTCCCGCTTCTTTATCTCCTCTATCGGTAGCCACGTCCCACGCCGCTTCTGTTCGTTGACCATCTCGTGCATTATAGTTTTCTGCTGGAAAACCGTCTCAAGGGCTATCCTGCGTGGCTGGAAAAGGGAATACAGCCGGAAGGTCTCGTTAATAATTTCGCTGTAGGTCATCTTCTTCCGGGTAATGTGCCGGATATATAGGTTCCGTAGTCCGTCCATGCCCATCAACACGAAAGCAGCGAAGTCACTGTATTCACCCTTTTCGGAAGGGTCGATAGCCAAACACCAGTTCATTGGAATGTCTTTAATATCTTCCCACTTCTTCTGGTGGAAGTCCTTATGTTTAAAGGTCGCCGTCTCGTCGTCTATCGGTTCGTTCTGGTACTGTTTACTAAAGTGGCTACTGCCTTGCTTGTTCTTAATCTTCGCCAGCTCACCGAGTGACAGGACGGTCGGGAAGAACGCCGTACCATCATCCTTAATCGCTCTCCGAACGAGAATATTAAACTCGTCCCGGTGCTCGTCTAGGATCAACTGGTAAAGGTCATCGAAGTGCCAGCGGGTTCCAATAACGATCATCGGCTTACCAGGATCTAGTAGAGAGTAGCTTAGTTTCCAGTGATCTTTAACGTTGTCTATTTGCTCCTTATTGGTGACGTTGGTTTGGGAGTGTAAGTCGTCAGCGATAATTAAATCGTAGTGCATAGAATTCTTCGTAATGTCTACGCCCCCACAATCTAGTGAGGGTTCTTTTCTCGGTTTGTTCCGGCAGGCTAAGTTAATCTTTGAGTCAGTCCATAGCAGTTCTTTCTTCCTGCCTTCGTTCGGGAAGACACCGTGAATCGTCTTGAAGATCTCCCGGTACTCTTCGTTACTTTCCAGGTGGCCTTTAATCTCGGCTAAGAAAGCTTTGGACTTCGCATACGTCTCGGAATCCAACAGAATACGGATATTCGGGTCATGGAGGAAGTTCTGTAAAGTGTAGCTTATTGTAACGACAGATGTTTTAAACGTACCTCGTGGGAGGAGAAGGAGTAACTGGGTATTCCCGGAGTGAAATTGATCCTCAAGCCCCGTCCCTACTTTATCTTCGGGAGGAACCCAAGACTCAGGGTGGGCTGGATACAGCGCCTCAGCGTACTTACAAACATCACCATGTACCTCCGGCTGCATCTCGTTGTAGTGCAGAATGTACTTCGCCAAATAGAATAAGTCCCACCGACACCGTTGGGCTATTTGAATAAGGGCTTGTTGCCTATCCATAGGTCTATCATA